CGGCTTCTGTAGCAACTACAATACTATCCACTGATTGTGTAATTAATAATATACGTGTAGATGAAAGCAGTAGGAAATAATTTAATTATACAAAAAACAGAGGAAAATATAACTAAATCCGAAGGCGGTTTATTACTCAACAAAAATGATAGAGCAGATATTAGATATATTGAGGCTAATATTATTTCAGTAGGTGATACTATAAAAGGTTTAGAAAAAGATAATACTATATTTTATGATCGGCATGCTGGTCATTCTATTGAAATAAATAAAAAAACATATCAAGTTATTAAGGCGCAAGACGTCGTCGTTGTTTTATGAAAAGGCTATCGGCAGGAGATTTAAAAGATCTTAATCTGCTTAAACACTATCGCATTATACGTAAGTGGGCTTGTAAAAATAACGGCTTAACTGATGCTGATTTAGAATTACTTATATATTTAGACTGTATAGACATGTTTACTATTAATGATTTTAAAATAGGCACCTATTCATATAGTTGGGATAATAGAAGATGGAATAAGTTAATTCAAAATGATTGGGTTGTAGTATGGCGTAGTAGAAATAGAACCACTCAAAAATATAATATATATAAAGTTTCTTTTAAAGGTAAACAATTAATACAAAGAATTTATCGTATAATGTTAGGTGAAGATGATATACCTACAAGTGAAAGAAGAAACTCTATAATGAAAGGTAAAAGTTATATAGATAAAGTATTACAAACATCTATATACAACGTAAATAAAGATAAAAATAGATAATATGGCGAATATAGCGGCTCAAGCTGCATCTCAAGGTTTAACTGGTTCTCAAGTAGCTCAACAATCAATGTTTGGTGGAACAGGGATGATGGGTCAATTTGGAACAGGTATGCAAACCGCGTTAGGTTTAGCTCAACAGCAAGCTCAAAATTCAGCTGCTAATCAAGCTCAAAATATTGCTCAACAACAATTAGGTGGGCAAGGTATAAGTACATTATCACAAGCTCAAAACGCTATAACTGGAGGAATATCCGGTATAGCTAATCAAATAGCTGGGCAAGTACAAGGAGCGGGAGCAGCAGAACAAGCAGGTTTAGAAGCAGCTGTAGAAGCAGGTGGAAATCCATATGCTGACAATGAATCAAATATGCTTACTGCTGGAATGGCTGTAGGGGATGCACCAATTGCAACAGCGGGTAATTTTAATCCACAAACTGAAATTGCAGCAGCTCGTATGTTCGGACCACAAAAATATAAAAGAAAACCATTAATAACTTTTTAATAAAAATTATGAATCACAAACATTATAAAATAGATCCAGGCCACACTAAAGATAGTAAAAGAGGTAAAATTGGGATCGTTGGAGAAACCCATATATGGGACGGACCATTAAGTCAAAAAGGTAGATTACACGGCGAAGGTTCTAGTTCAGGTATATATGGTATGAAATTAAAACTAGATGGAGTACCTTTTTCTGGAATGGGTCCAATTACACAAAAAGCAAAAAACTATAAATAATCATGGCAAATAATCAACCAGTAAGCGCTATCCCAGTAATACCTAGTGATAGCATTAATATACCTGAACCAGGAAATGTTGCTAGCGGTAATAGTTCTACCGGTGGTACTACATTAACTGACGCAACAGCAACGTTTCAAACTAACTTTATAGGTGGCGGCGATGTTGTATATGTAGGTACAGAAATACACGAAATATTATCAGTAGATTCAGAAACAGTAATTACTTTAAAAACAGCAGTAGTTGCAGGTGCTCCTTATGCATATAAAATATTTAAAGGAAATGGAGGCGATTTAAAAGAAGGGTATGACGGTTACAGTCTTTTTGTAGGAACAACAGGTGATATTGCGGTATTAACTCCAGGAGCTGGACAAGATGAAATTACATTAGTTAATATAGCAAACGCGTCATTTATACCACTACAAGTAATAAGAGTTTTAAATACAGGTACAACTGCAACTGATATTATAGCGTTAGACTAATGGCACCAACAATATTAGGAAATGCAAATGCTGTTTTAGCAATCCCTAATTCGCCTGGAAAAGGTGGAGGTGGAACACCTTGTTTTATACTTTTAGAAACTGGAGATGATATATTAACAGAGAACGGAGATTTTGTATTAAAACAAACATGTCCTTAAAATAAATAAATAATGGCAAATTTAAAATTTTCACAATTTACAAGCGTAACAAATGCTACTGACTTAACATCTATTGTAGGATATGACGGAGTGGTTAATCAACAAATAGCTCCTGTACCATTTATTGAAACAGGATTAACAGAAGTTGGAGCATCTGAAAAAATAATAATAGGTTTTGGATCTGGTGCTGCTTTAAATGGTACCAATCAAAGATTAGTATATATAGGTTATAATGTTTCTCCTAATGGAACAAATGATTTAGATAACGTAGGTATTGGATATGAAGCGTTATCAGGTAATACAACTGTAGGTGTAGATAGATGTATAGCAATAGGAACAGAAGCTTTAACTAATATAGGTAATACTGGTACTCCTGGTGCAGCTTTAAATACTATAGGTATAGGTTATTTTGCAGGAAGAAATATTACAACTGCCACATCTAATGTTTGTATTGGTTCTAACGCGGGTGAAAGTCTTACAACGGGTAATTATAATATTGCTATTGGTAGAGACGCGATGGAAAATGCAGATACTCAATCAAACAATATTGCTATAGGTAGAGAAGCTTTAGAATTATTAGATACTGGTAATGGAGAAAATGTAGCTATTGGTTATCAATCAGCAGATACTGCAACTAATATTACTCAATGTACTTTTTTAGGATCAAGAACTGGTGATAATACAGGAACTAATCAAAATATAACATGTATAGGTTATAATGCCGAGCCTACAAGTAATTCAGTAGACAATGAAATAACATTAGGTGATAACAATGTTCTTACATTAAGATGTAATACTACTACTATAACAGCATTATCTGATAAACGTGATAAAAAAGATATTAAAGAATCTTCATATGGTTTAGATTTTATAAATAATTTAAAACCTGTAACATTTGAATGGGATAGAAGAGATGGTGGAAGAAAAGGTAAAGATTTAGGATTTATTGCTCAAGATTTACAAGAGTTTGATGATGAATACACTCAACTTGTTTACGCAGAAAATCCAGATAAATTAGAAGCAACATATGGTAGATTAATTCCTATTATGATTAAAGCAATACAAGATCTTAAATCACAAATAGAAGAATGTAAAAACTGTAAAAACTGTAAATTATAATGGCACAATATACTCAAGAACAAGCTACTAAAGACGTAAAAAGCGCAATGAATTCTGTATTAATATGTGAAGACTTAAAGCCTATAACAGATAGAACAGAAGAACAAGAATTTGTGTACGATCAAAATAAAGTACATTTACAAATAAAAATGAATTTACCCTTATTTGTAAGCACATTAAATGAAGAACAAACAACAAGAATAAATAATATTTTAAACTAAACAATTATGGGATACAAACAAAACAATCCGTTACCGATGATGAAATCAGCTATGAAAATGATGAAGGCTGATAAGAAAATGGGTATGCACAGAGATTCAGCAATGTACATGGGACATAAAGAATCTCCAGCTATGAATTATGATACTGATAAAGGATCACATTCTCATCCACATTCACCAATGAATAGAGAGTCAGCAGAATTAAAAGACATGCCAATAGTAGATATTGAAAAAGGTGATGCTAAAGGTTCTCCAGCTATGAAGAAACAAGGATATAATGATAGACTTGATGAAAGTTTAGCTAAAGATGGTAAAGAATCTAGCAAAAAACAATCTATGAAAGATCGTAGAGATGAATCAAAAGGAATGGAAAAAGCTGAAGGAGAAGGAGCTTACTCTTCTGATCCAAAAATGAGTTAATTATGGGACACAGAGGATACAGCGGTAATCACCCTCGTTATTCACGTAGTGGAGACGAGAGATATGATGCTAAAGAAGCATATAACAAAGATTTAACAGCTTCAGCCCGTTTGCATTATTTAGAAAATGATAGACACGATCATGAATCACCTGCACATGCTCATACGAGATCTCATAAATTAAGAGAAAGAGCAGCTAGAATTTCAGAACGTAGTGGAGCTGAAAGAGGTGATGAGTATGATTATGAAAACCCAAGAGTTCAGAAGCTACTTAGCAAAGCTAATAAAGCAGATGAAAGATCAGGTGAAATTAAAAATAGAATGATTGATGAAATGATTGATGAAAGACCTGATTCACCTATGAACGCATGTGCTAAATCAGAAGGCGGAAGTGGATGTATTAAGCAAATGGATGGAGCGTGGAGAGTAATTAGTAATAAAACTGATAAACCTTGGCCTGCTAAATATGGTAGTAAATCAAAAGCAGAAGCTGCATTAAGAGGTTATCACGCAGGATAATATGGATACTCTAGGTAAGTTTAAAACTAATTTTCTAAAAGATAGAAGTTCTTTTAATGTAGGTTTTAACAATAGATCACCATTAAGTAATCTTAAAGGAGGTCTTGATGGTAGTATAAAATCAGCTAGTTCAATTAGTATACCTAAGTTAAATCCAACTATAGGTAAAGATGGTTCATCTATTTTAGTACCCGATAATTCAGGACAAATAGAAGCTGCTTTTGAAATTGGATCTGCTATTGGACAAGCTGGTGAAAAAATAGGTAAAGCTATTGAAGAAAAACAATTCAATAAAATTGTAGATAATTTACCAGAACATTATGATAATTGGAAAAAAGAAAATCCTGATAAAACTACAGAAGATTATAACAAAAAGTTTAGCAAACATATTGATGCATTTAAAGAGACTCGTGGACTTTAAATATATCCGGGATCTCAAGGAAAATTAGTTTATCAAAAAAAATAATAACAACAGTCATGGATCTGTATAAAACCAAAGAAAATTTATAAATATATATTAACATTAAAAATTAAAAACATGGCAAAATTTATTAACTTTAAAATAGTAGGAGGTTATGATCAAGCAGTTGGAGCAGCAGATGCTAGCTTAGACGGTGATAATTTAATCAATGTAGACAACATTTTAAACGTAAAAGCTGTAGCAGCTGGAGGTGGTGAATACAATGTAGTTCTTCAATTAACTGGAGGATTATCATGTACTGTTACTGCAGGTGCAGACGCTGCGGCAGTAGATCCATCAACAGTAATTCCAACAGCTGGTTATTTAGGTTTGATGAAAAAATGTGTTAACAGAGCAATTACTGCTAACCCAGGAGGAGTTAAAGCAAGTTGTATTTTACCATTAGACAGTCTAGATCCAAATATTCAATACGATCCAGCATTAAAAGTTTATTGGAAAGATATTGTAATAGCTTAATATGAAATCTAGAGGTTTAGGCGATAGTATAGCAAACTTCACAAAGAAAACAGGTATTAAGGCTGCTGTGCAAAAAATTGCAAGTGGCCTTAATAAACCCTGTGGTTGTCAAAAAAGACAAGATTATTTAAATAAAAAATTTCCATATAAAAATTAAAATTATGAAAAGTTGGATGTCAAAACACTGTAAAACATCTCCATTAAACACAAATCATGGAGTTGTTGAAGAAAAAAATATTATGCAAACTGAAGGCGTAGGAGAAGGAGCTAACACAATGGGTTTTGCTCAGTCTGACGAAGCTTTTGATGCAGAAAGAATGAATCAATTAGGCATGAATGCAGAAGAATTAGCTGAATTTGATGCGGTTAACAAAGCAAAGCATGAAGCTTCTATGCGAGAAGTAATGGAAAACCAACATCCAGAACAAGAAGATGGTAATCCATGTCCTCCAGGTACAAACCCAATACCAACTTGGGCAGGAGTTCAATGTAAATAAAATATAATGTTTTTTAAATTAAATAGCAATTTTAAAATTAATGCTCCTTTTCAAAAAGAAGGCACACCTATCTATAGTACTGATTTAGAAGAGGGGGTTTTAGGAAAAGCAAACAACAACGGTACTATATTAGTATCAGATAAAATAACTGATCCAGAAGAAAGACGAAGTGTTATTGAACATGAAAAAATACATATTGATCAAATGAAGCGAGGAGATTTAGATTATGATGATGAAAATGTTTACTGGAAAGGAAAAAAATATTCACGAGACGAAATGAAAGAAGGCGCTGAAGATTTACCTTGGGAAGCCGAAGCATATGCAAAAACAGATCCATTTGAAAAATATTAATTATGGGATATAAACAACAAAACAATCCATTTAGCAGAAGAATTTCTAGTCCATTACAACATAATGTGACTAATGCAGCTGGTGAATCATGGAGACATGCTCACAACAATAGAGGTAGAACTGTTTCACTTGAAGCTAAAAATATAGCTGGTAGTTCAGATTTTGGTCAAAGAGCTAATAGAGCGGTTAAAAGTAAAGAAACAGGAACAAAAAGATTATCTGAAGAAAGAGGTGGTGGAAGAGCTACAGAAAAAAATTATGCTATGGATTACGCTAATCAATTAGCTGATATGTATAATAGAGGTGAATTAATAGGTGGTCAATTTATAGCAGATGATTTTGATAAAAGAAAATCTAAACTTAGTATTAAAAATAATAAAGTTAAAATAAAACCTAGATTTAAATCAGTAGGTGAATCTAAAGATTACAATGTTCAATATGCTGATGAAGTAGAAGGTTTTGATCCAGAAGTAGGTTATCAAGCAGCAGAAACACAATATACACCTGATCAAATATATGACATGATGGTTCAAGGTGGAGGTATGGTTAGTATTGTAGATGGTAAAATTGTAGCTGGTAATCCTAATGAAGTTAAATATGAACTTACTGATGCGGATCGTGAAAACCCTACTTTTAGCGGAACCAGTAGATATAGTACTTCTTATCGAGATGCTGATTATGTTCCAGAAGGATACATGGATGAAAGATCAACAACCAAAGTTGATCCAAGTAGAAAACTTACTGTTAAAGAATTGTTAGAACGAAGAAAACAAAAAAGTAATAGCGCTATAAATAGAGTGATGAGTAATAGTCCTTTGAATCAAGGACATGAAACTGACGAGAGAAGTAATCAAACTTTTAATTTGCAAGAGGGTTATGATTATCAAGATCCAGTGGTAACAGTAACAGAGGGTGAATGGGTAAATGACCCTAATAATCCTGGTCAACAAATGAGAGTTATAACTACAGATGAAAGCATCACGGGAAAAAGAAAAAATTTAAATCCAGGAGGACTTGGTCAAGGTCAAGCTGAAAACTGGATTCAATTAAAAGAAGATATATGTTCTGGTAGAAAAAAAGGAGATACTAGTATTTGTGACGATACACAAAACATAAGTAATTCAGTTACTGAGTACAGACCTATAGAAGTTGAAACTGAAGAAGAAATAACAACTACAGAGGTTGAAGAACCAGTTGTTCAAAGAGATAGATTTAGTAGAGATTCAGGTTCTATAAGAGGTAAAGGATTAGAATTTACTCTTCCTCAATTAGAAATGATGAGTCTTCCTCAATTAAGAGCTGCTAAAAGTAAATGTGGAAAATGTAAATCTGCTGGTTTAATAAATGTATTATTAGGTAGAAGAAGCGGATAATGTCAAAAAAACAATTTAAAGACACAACAGTCGGGCAATTATTGTTTGGCGCAGCATCTGTAATAAATCCTACATTAGGAAATGTATTACAAGGCGTAACATCTCCTAAAGAAGCAATAGCTGAAATAACAAAATCAGATGTTTCTTTAGATGATAAAATAAAACTACAACAATTAATATATGAGCAACAGAATAAAGAAATAGAATCTATAACCTCTAGATGGAAAGCAGATTCTATGTCAGATTCTTGGATGTCTAAAAACGTGCGTCCTTTAGTTCTTATATGGTGTATTGTTGTATTTTCTTTTGCAGGTATATTAGATAGTGTAGAAAGTATACCATTTACAATACATGAAACTTGGAATGATACTTTTGAGAAAGTTATGATGTCTGTAATCTTAGCCTATTTCGGTGGACGTACGACAGAAAAAGCAACAAGTGTGTTTAAAGGTAAAAAGTTATAATAATAAGTAATTATAAACTTAGAAATTAAATTAAATTAAATTAAATATTATGAAAAAATTATTATTAAGTATAGCTATGCTATTTAGCATTGCTATGTACAGTCATGATTTAAGCGATAAATTAAGAGGAGCTTGGTCAAGTGAAAAAACAAGTTATTATGTTGTAATATTACATGATGAAAACAAAGGTTATGAATTAGTTAATTTTTCTTTTGCAGAAAACCAAACATTAAAAGAAACTGTAGTAGAAGAAGGCAAAAATTATATAAAAACTAAAGTATATAATCCTACTAATGATTTCGAAACTTTTGTTACATATACTTTTATAAATGGTGAATTACATTGTGAATTTGAAGGTAAATCAAATCACGTTACTATTTATAAAAAATATTGGTTAATGACAAATTAAATTAAATAAAATGGAAAACAAAATAACAAAAGAAGAATTAAAAAAAGTTGTAGATTTTCAAAATAAACTTTATAAAATTACAACAGATATTGGTGTTCTTGAAACTCAAAAACATGCTACGCTGCATGATTTAGCGGGTATTAATAAAGAGCAAGAAGAATATAAAAAAATATTAGAAGATAAGTACGGATCTATTAATATAAACTTAGAAGACGGCACTTATACTGAAATAAAGAAAGATGAATAATGTAATAAGAAAGATCAGTATAGGTTCTGACTATAAGAATGATGCAATGCATTACTCTGTAGGTCAACAAGTTTATGGTGGTCACGAAATATCTCACATCTTATTTGATGAAAAAGATAATTCATATAACATTTATATAAAGAAAAACAATGAAATATTACCATGGAAAAAGTTTAACTCTAACATGGCTATATCTCTTGAGTATGATTTAGAATATTAATGAATAGTTTATATGACTTTATAGTAAAGCCTATCGGAGAAAGTAGATATAATAATAGTAAAAAAATAGGTGAAAAAGAATTAATTTTAAACACTAAAATTGAGTCTTGGAAGTTTGTTAATAGATTTGCTAAAGTTGTATCTACACCGCTGGCTATTAACACTATTATAAAAAAAGGCGATATTATAGTTGTGCACCAAAACATATTTAGAAGGTTCTATAATATGAAAGGTAAACAAACTAATAGTCGTTCTTATTTTAAAAAAGATTTATACTTCGCTGCACCAGATCAAATATATTTATATAAAAATAAAAGTGAATGGCAAAGTTTTGGTGATAGATGTTTTGTAAAACCAATAAAAAATTCTGATCATTTAAAGAATAGAAAAGAAGAACCTTATGTTGGTATACTAAAAATAAGTAATAACAACTTAGAAGCATCTAATATTAACCCAGGAGACACAATTGGTTTTAAACCTGGATCTGAATGGGAGTTTTTTATAGACGATGAGCGTCTTTATTGTATGAAATCAAATGATATTGTAATTAATTATGGAAATAAAGAAAATAAAAGGGAATATAATCCAAGCTGGACATATAGCAGTTGAAGAATTAATTAAAGTTGCTAAAGAACCTATTATTGAATTTGGACCAGATATTTCTGCAGATAGACTTAAAAATGCTGCGGCTACAAAAAAGTTAGCAATATTTGATGCTTTTGAAATTTTAGCTAGAATAAACGAAGAACAAAATATAATTGATGGTAAAGTAGAGGAAGAAACAAAAAAACCTAAAGAATTTAAAGGTTTTGCTGAAGGGAGGTCGAAATAATGTATACTCAATCTTTATATAAAATATTAGAAAATCATATAAAACCTAAAGTTCTTAAAAGAAACAACAAATATAAAAAATGGGAATATGGTTATAACATTGAACATGATGTTGTTGTTATTAGTAAGACAGGTGAAGTAGGTGAAGTCTATGAAATACAAGGATTAAAAATAGCATTACCTAAAGAAAAAAATATACAAAAATTTAAATCAGATAGATTTGAATATATACCTTTGCCTAAAGAACTAAAAAGAATTAAAACAATTTTTGATTGGGAAGAATATCCTTTAGATTTTAAAGAAACATGGTATGATTATATAGATCAAGAATTTAGTAGAAGAGAAGAAGGATTTTGGTTTTACAATAACAATAAACCTATATACATTACAGGTACTCAATATATGTATTTACAATGGAGTAAAATTGATGTAGGTAAACCAGATTTTAGAGAATCAAATAGATTGTTTTTTATTTTCTGGGAAGCATGTAAAGCAGATACTAGATGTTATGGTATGTGTTATCTTAAAAATAGACGTTCTGGTTTTTCATTTATGGCTTCAGGTGAAACAGTTAACTTAGCAACATTAAACTCAGATTCAAGGTACGGTATATTATCTAAATCAGGTCCTGATGCTAAAACAATGTTTACAGATAAAGTTGTACCTATTTCTGTTAATTATCCTTTCTTTTTTAAACCGATTCAAGATGGTATGGATCGACCTAAAACAGAATTAGCATATAGAGTTCCTGCTACTAAATTAACTAGACGTAAACTTATATCTAACGAATCATCTACAGAATTACAAGGATTAGATACAACTATTGATTGGAAAAATACAGGAGACAACAGCTATGATGGTGAAAAATTAAAACTGTTAGTACATGATGAAAGTGGTAAATGGGAAAGACCAAACAATATATTAAATAATTGGCGTGTAACTAAAACATGTTTACGTTTAGGTTCTAGAATTATTGGTAAATGTATGATGGGTTCAACTTGTAACGCTTTAGATAAAGGTGGTGATAATTTTAAAAAATTATATTATGACTCAGATGTTACAAAAAGAAATGCAAATGGACAGACTCGTTCGGGACTCTATTCTTTGTTCATTCCTATGGAATGGAATTACGAAGGATACATTAATTCTTATGGAATACCTGTCTTCGACACTCCGACAGACCTCGTTAAAGGACCACATGGATTACCTATCACGCAAGGCGTAATAAATTATTGGCAAAATGAAGTTGATGGATTAAAAGATGATCAAGATGCGTTAAATGAATTTTATAGACAATTTCCAAGAACTGAAGAACATGCTTTTAGAGATGAAGCTAAATCATCATTGTTTAATTTAACTAAAATTTATGAGCAAATTGATTGGAATGCAGATTTAAAACATTCATCAGTAGTTACACAAGGTAATTTTCAATGGATGGGTGGAGTAAAAGATACATCAGTTATATTTGTACCACAAAATAATGGTAGGTTTTTTGTTTCATGGATACCTCCTCAACGATTACAAAATAATGTAATACAAAAATTAGGTAAAAAATATCCTGGAAATGATAATCTTGGTGCTTTTGGTTGTGATAGTTATGATATATCAGGAACAGTAGACAAGAGAGGTTCAAAAGGAGCTTTACATGGTTTAACTAAATTTAGCATGGAAGATGTTCCACCTAATCATTTCTTTTTAGAATATATAGCTAGACCTCAAACAGCTGAAATATTTTTTGAAGATGTATTAATGGCTTGCGTTTTTTATGGAATGCCAATATTAGCAGAAAATAATAAACCTAGACTTTTATATCATTTTAAAAGAAGAGGTTATAGAGGTTACGCAATGAATAGACCAGATAAAATATATAATAAATTATCTGTAACAGAAAGAGAAATAGGTGGTATACCTAACTCTAGTGAAGATATTAAGCAAGCTCATGCCGCTGCAATTGAAAGTTACATAGAAACATATGTTGGTTTACGTGGTGATAATACCTATGGAGATGTGTATTTTCAAAGAACTTTAAATGACTGGGCAAGATTTGATATAAATAATAGAACAACACATGATGCTTCTATTAGTTCAGGACTTGCAATTATGGCGTGTAATAAAAATAAATATAGACCTATTCCTCAAATAATAAGACAAAATTATGATTTAGGAATAAAAAAATTTGATAATAGTGGGTTGTTATCTAAAATTATAGATTAAATGAAAAGTGTATATACAAATGGTAATAGTATTTTTCCTAGCCAAGTAGTTAGTGACTCAGAAAAATCCAGTTGGGAATACGGTGAAAGAGTTGCTCAAGCTATAGAACAAGAGTGGTTTAGTCAAGGTAGAACAAATGGTAATAGATATTTGACTAGTTGGAATAACTATAATAGACTAAGATTATACGCAAGAGGTGAACAACCTACTCAAAAATATAAAGATGAATTATCTATTAATGGTGATTTATCTTATTTAAATTTAGACTGGAAACCAGTACCTATTATTTCTAAATTTGTAGATATACTTACAAATGGTATTTCTAATAAAGAATATGATATAAACGCTTTTGCTCAAGACCCAGCTTCATTACAAAAAAGAACTAACTATGCAGAGCTTTTAGCTCAAGATATATTTGCTAGAGAAACAATGAATAAAATCAATGCTCAACTAGGAGAAGATTTATTTAATACTCAAATAGCAGAAGATAAAATGCCTCAAACTCCAGAGGAACTTGAATTACATATGCAATTATCTTATAAGCAGAGTGTTGAAATAGCAGAAGAAGAAGTTATTACCCAAGTATTAGATTATAACAAATGGGAGTTAACAAAACGTAGAGTTAATTATGATTTAGTTACATGTGGTATTGGAGCTTGTAAAACTAATTTTAATGTATCCAATGGTATTACAGTAGATTATGTGGATCCCGCTTATTTAATATATTCTTATACAGAAGATCCTAATTTTGAAGATATATATTATGTAGGAGAATTAAAAGCTGTAACTTTACCAGAAATAGCTAAACAATTTCCTAATTTAGATGACGCAACATTAGAAAGAATACAAGAATATCAAGGAGATAAAAGTTATATGTATGGTTATGGTTATGGTCCATCAGATCAAAACACTATTCCATTATTATACTTTGAATATAAAACCTACAGTGATCAAGTATTTAAAATAAAAGAAACAGATCAAGGTTTAGTTAAAGCTATTGAAAAACCAGATACATTTAATCCACCGGAAAATGATAACTTTGAAAAAGTGGGTAGAACTATAGAGGTTTTATATAGAGGTGTAAAAGTTTTAGGTACTAATTTATTGCTAAGATGGGAGTTGTGTCCTAATATGACACGACCAATGGCTGATACTACAAAAGTAGAAATGAATTATGCTATATGTGCACCTCGTATGTACAAAGGTCGTATTGATTCAACTGTAAGCAGAATAACTGGTTTTGCTGACATGATTCAAATTACTCATTTAAAACTACAACAAGTTATAGCTAGAATGGTACCAGATGGAGTATTCTTAGATATGGACGGACTTGCAGAAGTTGATTTAGGTAATGGTACAAATTATAATCCAGCAGAAGCATTAAATATGTATTTCCAAACCGGTTCTGTTGTAGGTAGATCATTAACTCAAGATGGTGAATTAAATAGAGGTAAAATACCTGTACAAGAATTACAAACATCTGGTGGTCAAGCTAAAATACAAAGTTTAATTAGCACGTATAATTATTACTTACAAATGATAAGAGATGTGACCGGATTAAACGAGGCAAGAGATGGGGCATTAGCAGATAAAGATACACTAGTAGGTTTACAAAAAATTGCAGCTCAAGCTTCTAATATTGCAACTAAACATATAAACAATGCTAGTTTGTATTTAACTTTAAGAATATGTGAAAATATATCTAAAAAAGTTAACGATATGTTAGAATATCCATTAACTGCTAACGCATTGAATCAAAGTATTACAGTATTTAATAGTAAAACACTAGATGGGTTAAAAAACTTAAATCTACATGATTTTGGTATATTTTTAGATCTTGAACCAGATGAAGAAGAAAAAGCACAACTTGAACAAAACATACAAGTAGCGTTATCAAGTGGTGGAATAGATTTAGAAGACGCTATTGAAATAAGACAAATACGTAATTTAAAATTAGCAAATCAAATGCTAAAAATGAAGCGTAAACGTAAGCTGCAAAGAGAAAGACAAATGCAGGCGGAAATGTCTCAACAACAAGCACAAGCTAATGCTCAAGCATCACAAGCAGCAGCTGAAGCAGAAGTTCAAAAACAACAAGCTTTAACTAGTGAAAAAGTTAATTTTGAACAAGCTAAGTCTCAATTTGAGATACAGCGTATGCAAACTGAAGCTGAAATTAAACGTCAATTAATGGCTGAAGAATTTCAATATCAGTTACAATTAGAACAAATGAAAAATCAACGTGAATCAAGTAAAGAACAAATGATTGAGGATCGTAAAGATAAGAGAACAAGAATAGCTGGTACACAACAAAGTCAAATGATAGATCAAAGACAAAATGATTTAATGCCAATTGATTTTGAAGCTAATAAACAACAGCAAGCACCAACTATATAGTATTAACTATTTAATTATATTTTATTATGGCAGAACAAAAAGCGGCCGTTGAGGTCAAACAAGAAGGTGAATTTACTTTAAAAGGTAAAAATAAACCTAGAAGAAAGGCAAAGGATTTAGGTAAAACTGATAATACGCCTGTAAAAATGGAGATGAAAAAACCTGTAGAAGAAAAGGTTGAAACTCCTAAAATTGATTTAACTAAAAAAGAAGACAATGCCGTTCAAGAGCGAAAAACAGAGGAGATACCTGTGGGCGACAAACCCGAAGTTAGCAGAGAAGTGGACAAAGAAGTACGGGTCAGCGATACAGATGATAAAGAAGAATCTCCGATCCAAGTAATTGAAGAAATAACAGATGAAGTTAAACCAGTTGAACCACAAAAAGAAAATACTCCAATAGTTAAAATGCCTGAATTACCAGAAAATGTAGAAAAACTGGTAACATTTATGAATGAAACAGGAGGAACAGTTGAAGATTATGTAGAACTTAATAAAGATTATAGTAAACTAGATGATGATCAATTATTAAAAGAGTATTTAAGAAAAAATAAACCTCATTTAGATTCAGAAGATATTAGTCTTATTATGGAAGATTATAACTATGATGAAGATTTAGATGAGCAAAAAGATATACGAAGAAAAAAACTAGCTTATAAAGAAGCAGTTGCTAATGCTAAGAAAGATTTAGAAAATAAAAAATCTAAATATTATGCTGAAATAAAGCAAAGACCTGGTGTTACGCAAGAGCAACAAAAAGCTATGGATTTTTTCAATCGTTACAATAAACAGCAAGAAACTATAAAGCAGTCTCAAGAAACTTTTAAACAAAAAACTAATGAATTGTTTAATCCTAATTTCGAAGGTTTCGATTATACAGTAGGAGAAAAAAGATTTAGATATAAAGTAAAAGATCCTAAGACAATTGCTGATACGCAGTCTAATATAGAAAACTTTGTAAAACGATTTTTAGACAAAGAAGGAAATATTGGAGATGCTGCGGGTTATCATAAAGCTTTATATGCTGCGATGAATGCTGATAAGCTAGCTTCTCATTTTTATGAGCAAGGTAAAGCAGATGGTGTTAAAACTGTCGTACAAAAATCTAAAAATCCAGCTGCGGATGCGCCAAGGCAAGTTGCCAGCGGGGATGTCTACGTAAGCGGGTTTAAGGTTAAAGCAATTAGTGGAGCAGATTCATCAAAATTAAAAATCAAAAAACGAACATTTAATAATTAAAATTTAAAATTATGGCTTTAAATCCCCAGTTTGGCTCGATTATACCTAGTCAAACTCAAGAAGTCTTACAAACTAACTATTTACAGTGGACAGATCCTGCTGCTGCTGATTTCCAATCTTTTGCGAATCAGTATCTTCCAGAGATTTATGAAGCTGAAGTTGAAAGATATGGTAATAGAACCTTATCTGGATTCTTAAGAATGGTTGGAGCGGAGCTTCCAATGACAAGTGACCAAGTAATCTGGTCTGAACAAAATAGATTACATATCGCGTATGACAACTGTACATTTGTAAGTGCTACAGGTGTTATTACACTTAACCCAGGTGCGGTTGCAGGAGTAAATAATGTTATTTCTGTAAACTCTACTGTAGTAATAATGGACGACTTCGGTAACGAAGCTAAAGCTCTTGTTACTGCTTCTATTCCTGGTGCTGGTGCTGGTGCAACTATTACTGTATCTTGTTACACAGCTGCTAATTTAGCAGGTGCTGGACTAGTTGGTGTTGTAAAAGTATTCGTATATGGTTCTGAGTATAGAAAAGGATCTATTACTCCTAACTACGATGCTGCTACACAACCAGATGGATACATTAGTGTTGACCCAGCGTTTACTCAATTTTCTAACTTACCTGTAATTATCAGAAACAAATACGTAGTAAATGGTTCTGATACAGCACAGATTGGTTGGGTTGAGGTTTCAACTGAAGATGGAACTGGAGGATACTTATGGTATCTGAAAGCTGAATCTGAAACTAGATTAAGATTTGAAGATTATTTAGAAATGATGTGTGTAGAAGGTGAATTAGTTGATGCAGCTGTTTCTCCTATTGCAAATTTAAAAGGAACACAAGGTTTATTTGCAGCTATCGAAGATAGAGGTAATGTACAAGTTGGTTTCGCTGCAGCTACAGGTATCAGTGATTTCGATGATATTCTTAGAAACTTAGATACTCAGGGTGCAATTGAAGAGAACATGTTATTCTTAGATAGACAAACAGCTCTTGACTTTGATGATATGCTTGCTGCAATTTCAGCAGGTAGTGCAGGTGGTACTGCTTTTGGTTTATTTGAAAACTCAGAAGAAATGGCATTAAACTTAGGTTTTAGCGGTTTCAGAAGAGGTTCATATGACTTCTACAAAACAGATTGGAAATACTTAAACGATGCTTCTACAAGAGGTGCGCAAGTTGGACCAAACTCAATTGAAGGAGTTTTAATACCAGCTGGTACTACAACTGTTTATGATCAAATTTTAGGAACTAACATCAGAAGACCTTTCTTACACGTAAGATATAGAGCTTCACAAACTGATGATAGAAGAATGAAGTCTTGGTTAACAGGTTCTGTTGGTGGTGCATTTACTAGTGATCTTGATGCAATGGAAGTAAACTTCCTTTCAGAAAGATGTTTAGTAACTCAAGCTGCTAACAACTTTGTATTATTCAAAGGAGTATAACTATTCATAAAGGTTAGGGCGCTTCGGCGCCCATATACCTTTTAACTTATTTAATTATATTATATTATGGCAAAAAAACAAAAACAAGAAGAAGTAGAAGAAGTAGCAATTGCTGCGGTTAAACCTACTAAAAATCCTAAACCAGTCAAACCAGACTGGGAG